TATGCCCTTGGGAGCAGCGTATATACCTTTCTCAATTGCCATAATTTAGCCTCTTAGTAGTAGCCGTTTCCACGCCGCTTAAAATATTGTTGTTCTTCCGCTTCATCGGTAGGTAGGCGTATAAAGCCACCTTGCCGGAACCGCATTAATGCCATTACAGTTGAATCCACCAAGTCATCGTTACTCATAAATGGGAATCCAGCGATCTCTTCTACAACTTCTTCAGCCCATCGAGTTTGTGGAACCCAACACAATCCAGACGCTACAATATCAGATACTGCGTTTAAACGTGCAAGTTTATCTCCTGACCCTCTATGAGGTGTATATTCGGACACAGGTAGACCCATCCGTCGCATTTCTTGGTATAACGCCACGCCAGAACTCTTTTTCTCTACTATAAACGAGTCTGGTTCCCAATCAGCGTACTCTTGCATCGCTAGTTCTTTCAGTTCATGGAACTCTATACGCTGCTTGATACTATTAAGTAAGATAATATTATACGCGCTTTCATCCTCATTATAAAACACCCCCCATGTGGTCAGTGCTGTGTAGTCAGCGCGGTTGTGTTTCTCTGCCGCAGCATCCAGTGACATGATTATGTACTCACACGCTGGCGGAACTTCCTTCTCCCACTCATTCCACCACTCTCTTTTTACTATGGAAGCTTCTTCGGCGGTGGGTTGTTGTTGGTACTGGGCATTCCATTGGAACGTAGGCATTGACGCTTTAGTACGTAATAGTGCCTCTAAATCAAAAAACTCAGGCCACAGAGGCTTTTCTACTACCTCACCTGTGTCCTCATCTTGAAATTCTAGTATAGCTGGAAATTCTATAACCTCAAACTGATCTGCTCTCTCATTGTGAGACATATCCTTCACTGCGCGTCCTGTTAGGTCGTCCATATGCCATCTAGTCTGGATAATTGCTACCCTTCCCCCCGGCATTAGTCGTGTACGGGCACCGAATGTGTACCATTCGTAGGCTTTTTCAAATACTGAGAAGTTACCACTAATAACGTCTTGCTCAGAGTGAGGATCGTCAATAAGTAGTAAGTCTGCACCACGTCCTGCTAGTGCTGAACCTACACCACAGGCGTAATACTCCCCACCCACGTTAGTATTCCATCGGCCTGCTGATTTAGAGTCAACCGCTAGCTTTACTGTGGGAAATATGGCCTGATATTCGGGGGTGGAGATCAAGTTACGCACTTTACGGCCAAAATCTACCGCTAAGTCGGTAGTGTGCGACACCATCATCACTTTTTTGTCTGGATTACGCCCTAAAAACCACGCGGGGTAGAAAATAGACACTAATTGTGACTTACCATGCCTAGGTGGGATGTTTACACAGACCCTATCCTTGTCTCCACGCTCAATTCCCATCAACATGTCCGCTAAAATGCGGTGATGTCTACCTACAATGAATTCGGGCATCATTGCCTTGCAAAATTCTATTAAATCGTCGTACGATAGCTGGTTCTGTTTACGTACGGACAGTTCTTCTACCAGTCTATCTATCTCTTCTACCTCGTCATTGGAAAAAGAGTCTAGGTTGTCCAACATTTTTTGGACATCTTCCTCAGTAAAGTCGGGAACGGCCTCAATCATCGTCATAAAACTCTTCGTCTAGCCCTAATTCTTCTTCCAAATCTATAACTTCGCCATCTAACACTACCGCATCCTCGGCTTCTTCCTCTATAGGAACTAACTTTTCTAGTTTTCTACGTAGTTTGCTCTTTAGATCGTCCGTAGACTGGTGGGTAATCGTTATCTCTGACTTCTCAGCAAACAATCCTACGTCTGAAATCTTACCTAACAGCTCTAACGCACGGATTCTAGTGCGGGGGTCAGGGTTTTCCGTCTCTATTAACAGCTTATTGGTCACTAAGTGCCTAATCTGTACTGAAGACTCAACAACGGAGCGACCAAATTCACCCAGTATCTTGTTTGTGAGTACCAAAGAGGCTGGAGTCAGGGTAGATATGCGAGCGGCACTAGCGGTTTTAGATGTTTTGTGGGGGTCAGAAGCGTAGGCGGAGGCTAATTTAGATGCTACATCCTTATCTTCTTTATTGGGTAGCAAATCTAGACCGTACTCGGCCAAATCTAGTGCGGTATTAGACGCGGCTTCTGTTCGTTCTTTTAAATCTAGCTTACGTATTCCTTCAGACAAAGGAACACCTAGCTCTGGTTCTAAAGATAAAGTCATTTACTGATCGCAGGTTATTCACCGAAGGTGCATATATACCAGAAAAAAAATTTTTAGACAAGGCATTTATAAAACAAGGGGGGGTCTTCCCTGTAATGAGGCCGTTCCCTACACAGTCTGAGAAATGTAAATATATTTGTCTGGAGTAGTAATACATACAACTGGCGGAGTCCCATCTGTCAAAGCGGGTCATGGGGGGGCGGTAGGGTAGCCCTACGATGCGGATCAGGGGATGTTCTCACTAACATGTTACAATAGACCCATCAAGACAGCGATCTTGACAGTAAGGCTGACTAGGTGCCCACTTTAAAACCTAGACTATACGGATACACTTGTTATGACTAAAGCTATAGAAGTAAATGCTACAACGTTGGGCCTCACTACTATTGGTGATGATACGTTTGATATATGCCGATCATACTATACGGCTAATCAAACACTGGAACGGAAAGCCGAAAAGGTTGGAGAGCTTAGAAGTGCATTAGCAATGCACCTAGTAGATGAGCTGGGATATGATACGCCAGAACACTGGATCAGTCCCAACACTAGAGACAGTAAGTCTGCACTGTCAACAGCCCAGTATTCAGATAGCTTGAATATGTTCTCTACTTTTATCGGTGATACCTATAAGGGTCTATTACCTAAGACGTTATCTAACGGTATCAAGTTTGCATTAGGTACAGAGGATGTGGATGACTATGGTAAGAACCACCCTAGACGGAAGCTAATCATTGACGCAGGTAGACAACCAGCCAGCATCCAAAAAGACTTTGCAAAGATAGCAATGGATTTGGTGAAAGAACGCAAAGCAGAGTCTATGACGGACGATGAGAGGGTCGAAGCGGAAGCAAACAGCGGTCACGTTATAATGACCGAAGCGTTCAATAAATTCTGCAAGGCTGTTGAGAAACATGGGGATGAGGAATTAGCGAAAAATCTAGCGAAGGCGTGTGGCGTTATAACTACTGGACTTTCGAAGGCTAGAAAATTCGAACCTTCACACTAACCTGTCAGGGGCATCCGAAAGGGTGCTCCTTTTTTTGGAGTAATATTATGAAGGACGAATTGTTTGATCTGGATATACAAGATGCAGAGGATATTATGAATGGGTTCGATAGATTGGTTGAAGCTCGCAGGACATCCAATAGAGAGCAAGTCAAAAGAGATGCTCTTAATTACTATCTTAAACAAGGTAATACGATTGAAGATGCCATGTATATGGCAGGATACACAGCCACTCTTAATTGAGTGGCTTTTTTTTGGCCTGTAATTTGATACCAGTTCCTCGTAGGCGTTGAGCCTCTACCTGACACGTCACACGAGACCAGTCCCCAAGTGCGTTGAGC